CCTATGCTAAAGCAAAAGCTGATGCCGCAAACACCGCCGAAGTAGTTGGTATGGTCAGTCGAGTAATTGACGCAAGCACATTTGAGGTGACTCTTTCTGGAGAAGTAACTGGCCTGGCTGGACTTACTGCTGGTTCCGTTTACTTCCTGTCGGCGGCAACAGCCGGTGCGATAACCACTTCAGAACCAAGCGTCGTAGGACAAGTAAGCCTGCCGGTTGGTGTTGCAAGTAGCACCACATCACTTTACGTCCAACCAAAACGCGGTGTTTTGATTGGTGCAACAAACGTAAGAACTCAAATTAGTCTTGCAAATAACGCAACTACTACCGTTCAAAACGTATCCGCCTATGAAGCGGGTGAACTCAGTGGTTGGGTTGCTATTGCAGCGACGACTTCCCTTAAATTCTTTGTATCAGCTAAATTTGCAAAAAATGGCGCGGGGACAGATTACAACATCAGTTACCAAACCACCGGAGATGTACCTCCTGTTGGCTTCCAAATTACCGTAACAGCAGCTGGTCTTATTCAGTGCGTAATGCCAAGCGTTACTGGTTTCGCTTCCGCAAGTATTAATTATGGACTTAACGTAGCTGCTGTCGGAGCTACGCTTCCACTTAGCATTTCTGCAAGGAACGTCATTGGTGACACCACTGGCACCACCGTTCCGGCTGGGTATATTGGGGAAACTTTAACGGCAAGTCCCGGAGCGTCGGTAACATGGGGTACTAGCGGAGCATATAAAACAGTGACTTCTGTTACGTTAACTCCCGGCGTTTGGTTATTGAAGGGAGTAGTTGGAATTGACTCTACTGGAGCAACCTGGACATTCACTGATTTGAGCATTTCTACAACCACAAACGCGTTGGGCATTCAAGAATCGAGGCAAGGATATCCCTCGACAGCCGGAAGCGGGCAATATCAAACAGGTAACGCCTACGTTATTATCTGACAGCGCGGGTTGATTATTCTGTGAACTCTTCAGTTGGGTTTACGACAAACTCAATTATTAGAGCAATCCGGATTGCCTAACATGAACCGAACTATTGGGAACCAATATGCTAATTAAAATTTTACCAGGCGAATACTTGTGGAGCGAAAGTGGTCATCACGTTGTTGGTGACGACGGTTTCGCCAAAATAGCTACAGAAGAAAGTGAAGTCGAAGTTACTGATGAGGCTCAATTAGCAATCATCCAGGCTTACCAAGACCAAAAAAGAAAACCGGCTGAACAGCCGCAAGAAGAACCAGTAGCACCGGAGGAAAATACAAATGCCTAGTTCAGCGATTGGAGCCACAGGAGCTATTGCGGCTCTACCAGCCGGTGTGATGATTGACTTTGCTGGAACAACTGCACCTTCGGGATGGATTATGTGCGATGGTGCCGCTGTTAGCAGAACAGTTTATGCGGGTCTCTTTGCAGCTATTGGTACTACTTACGGTACTGGTGACGGCTCGACTACGTTTAACTTGCCTGACTTCCGTGGCAGGTTTGCTCGTTACATGGACAACATGGGTACTGTTGCTGGTGCGGCTAGTAGGGATACTGCTAGGTCGTTAGTATCCGCTCTTGGAACAACTCAAACACAAACAACTGCTAAAAACGGTCTTACTGCAACCACAGCATACGCATATTTTCGGGGAGATGTTGCAGACGTTAGAGCCTACCCCGCCGCGACCCCAGACGAAATGTACACAACTGCGTCATTATCTAATCAGATTTCTTTAAGCTCTACTGACACAGAAACCCGTCCTATCAACTTGTCCTGTAACCGAATCATTAAGTATTGAGGTGAAATAACATGGTACAAAAAGCACTACTTCAAGCCTCAGGTGATGGGACGGCGGTTCCGGCTGGGTATATTGGGGAGACAATAAATGTAGACATTACAAGTAACGCTTCTACTACGGCTGCAAATACACCTGTAGATTGCGCTCAAACAATTACTCTTACTCCCGGAGTTTGGAAGCTAGAAGCCGCCGGACAAATGCGTATGTCTGGTGCAGCCGGTAGAACTACAGGCCCTGCTTATGGACACGTTCAATTAACAGACAGTGCAAACACCGAATTAGATGCAAGTTTGATGGAAGTTGAACTTCCAGCAAGCAAAGATTTTTCCCATAGATTTTATGTTGCAGCAGTTGTCAACATCTCATCTTCAACAACATATAAACTGAGAGTTTTGTGTTCAGAAGCAAGTTCATTGACAATTTGCACACTTAGAACATCAGGAACATTTACTGGTTCAGTAAGAAATAAGTCTAGGTTTATTGCTACGAGAATTGGCTAATGTATGCTAGAAACACTCTGGTACATTCTCAGCGGGCGGGGTCTCACAAAGCGAGGCCCGCGTCCACCCTACGAAAGCAGTAAGCTGCTGGTAGACAAGTATCTTCTCTACCGCCGTCAATGCAGTAAGGAGATGCCAGGGTGTGACGGCCTCCTGTTCACTTGTCTCGGGCAGGCTGCAGGAGCCTGTAGCGACGTAAGAATAACCTCTTTCGAGGGGGAGCCGGGACAGTGGTTCCGCTCTCCCTCCCACGACTGCTACCCCGAACGCAGTGCCAGCGACATCAGTAAGGATATGATGATGGGCCTGGCTCTATGGTGCTCCGTATATAATGCAGAAAAGGTAGCAGCCAGGACCCTCCGGCGTGCCCTTTTGCGTGGCGGCAACATGGGCCGTCCTGCATGGCTACTGTCAAGAACTTGGATGTCTCCAAGCCTTATGTACCTATTCTGGATTCTCAGTAAAAAGGGACGTAAACCAGGAATTCTTGGCAGACTTATACTGGCTACCGGACATGTACTGCCTCAGTCTGGATTTCCTGCCCACCTGCAAGCACTGTCTATTCTTATTCTCATGAGAACTGAGGGTGGACTAAATCCCATCTCTCGGAAAACACTAGAGAAACTTGCTAAGAATAGTCCTCGTAATGCTATGTTTGCAGCCATGCTAGACAGAAATAATGAGTGTTTATCGACACTTATGGACACTTCCCTCTTTCCTGACGACTCCCTTCCGTCAGCCGCTAACTACTCTACAGAATACCTCTGGCAAAGGACTCCATCAGAAAATCCAAAAGATTGGTTGCCTGAAGAAAATGAAGATGGTAAAATGCACAGTGGTACTACAAAGATGCACACAGGCATTGACTTCCTGATTGCGGCAGCTATCTACCTCAAAATGGTCTGACATTCATGAGCAATACGACGGACAAACACTTAGAGCGGATAGAAGCCAAGGTTGACAGGATTGACACCAAGTTGGATGTCCTGGGAAGTCGTACCACTCGCGCTGAAACCGATATCATGTGGGTCAAAGGTGGCCTGGCTATCGGCCTCTCCATTATCATAGCAACGGCAGGCTATCTCGTTACTCGCCTAGCCGATATGTTAAAGTTCTAACAACAAAGGAAAATTAGAACATGGCACTTGCAGGTAAGAAACTGAAGGGCATGAAAATGCCAGCACCGAAGTCTGCTAAAGACCCGATGCTTGAGATGGACGAAATGGACCTGGAGCTTGAACTTCCCGGTGC